CTACTTCGTTTATAATAGTTTCGTAGTCAATAACTTCATCTTCGCCGTCTACATATTTTTCAGCATCTCTGCTGGTCAATGCTCTAGCATATCCTTCCAGATACTTTTGAAAATGTTTCCTACGAATTTTTCGAAGTTGAATATTAAGATAGTTAAGCACCGCTTCAATCTCTTGTAGTTGGTTAAAGCGATGCTCAGTTATACCCGGGAGAGCACTGATGTTTTTTTCAACCAATCCACCAATTTTACAATCTTTCTTGGCTTCATTGAGTTCGTTTTCGTAGTGTGAAACAAAATCTGGAATCGCACCAAGGTCAGCAACTACTCTACTATACCACATGTTCTAATTCTTTCACTAACCAAGGGAATGTTATACGCCAGTTGAGATTTCTGCGACGATCAAGTTCATCAAGCACAACTCTAAGTTTAATCAATTGATCTTCTTGACGAGTATTTTGATTGCACTGCAACTGCAATGTCTTCATCATGTTGCGACTATTTTGGTGTTGCCATTCGTCATTGGGCATCACCTGTAGTATTTTTTCAAAATCTTCATCAAAAAATCCTGGACCAAATATGCTAGGATTAAAATATTGATTATCGACCACAGCCATATGATAATGTCCTATCTTTCGTGTAGCTCTGTGTTGATTAATGTATTCTAACAACGATTCCATGGACTTTATGCCCAGGCCTGTAATGGTCTGATTGATATTGAGTGTGATCCAATGCTGTTCTACTAGATATTCAAAGTTTTGTTTCCATTGCTCAAGATTAAATCCATAACGGATATATTCCTGTTCAGGCCCCCAACAGTCAATGCTGCAAGTTATATCAAGACGTTTAATCTTGCGTTGAATTAGTAATTTACGTACACGTTGCACAAACTCAGTTAGTTTTGTTTTAGATATTTTGAGATTGGTTACAATGTTAAATTCTAATTCAGGATTATTGTGAGATTCTAGAAATTCCAAGCAAGTTTCAAATTGTGATTGAAAAAATGGTTCTCCGCCAAGAATGTGCAATCTACGAAGATCTTGATAGTTAGATTCAAGCCAAGTCCAAAACTCTGTTTGTAATTTAGTATTTTGGGGGTGTTTTACTGCTGTGTTAACAATGGTTACACCATGCGATTCAAACTTACCAAATCTTTCGTTTTCATTTTGTATACGACTACTAAATCCGTCCCAACAGTAAATGCAGCTCATGTTGCATGTATTATCAAGATACACTTCAACAATTCTAGGAGTTACATGTGTTGCTGTTAGATCAGTGTCGAGTTCAGGAGGCGATAGGTCAGGTATTTGTAGATGAAACTGCCTGTCACTTTGTCCTCCCGAACTTTCCATATCCTTACAATATTCACAGCCTCCTGTGGGCCATTGCCCAGCTAACATTAGTTTGCGATCAGCAATCTTTTTAGGAGTATTATGAAAACTAGAAAAATTTTCTGAATCTATATCGCTACTATTAACTCTATGACAAGACTTTGTTTTACCCGTGTACAAATGAATGGTACTCCAAGTCCACTTTAGTTGACAAGCAGTATCTGTAGCAATAGGAAAAAACTTTTGGGACATTAATTTTCCCAGTCTTCGTCTTCGTCGTAGTCAGAATCTTCCTCTTCCTCTTCCTCTTCAACATAGTCTTTATCGTTGTCAAGATACGCAGTTAATGCTGTCTTGATGTCTCGATCGCCAGTAAAGGCTGCACGGATATCTTCTACGTCACTATCGTTATCCATTAAGATTTGTATTACTGTTTCAGCTGCCTCGGCGCGGTCAACTGTGTTAACGTAACGCTTGAGTTCGCCCCAAATTTCTGCTGCTATTGCTTCGCTCATTCCTCATCTCCTTCAACGCTACTTACCTCTGCTTTCTGATTTTTAAAATCTTCCATAACTTTGTCTAAGCAGGCGTCGTCGTTCTTTTCCCAAGCCTTGCGGAACTTCTTGATAATCTCGCCTTCGCTTGTGGTAAACACCAAGCTGTTGCCTTCACGTTTGAGCAGGCCTTTTTTCTCAATCAAGTCAACCAAGCCACTGTAAGGACTCATACCTGTTGTGTAAGGAATTTTAACTTGCACACCTTCAAATGGTTTGGCATAACGTGTTTTCATAACTTTACAGCCTGCACGAATACCATTTACTTCAGAAACTTTGTTACCATCTTCGTCCTCTTTGAGTTTCATCTTCTTCATGGCCACAACAATAGAGCTGGCGTAGATAAAGCCTTGGCCGCCTGAGATCTTGTCATCAGGATCAAACATGTCTTGACTTGCGTATGTATGATTTGTACAAACTAATCCGACACCGTATGCGCCAAACATGTTTACACAATTGCGCACAAGTGAAGTAAGAGCCTTGGGCTTGCGACCCATATCGCCTTTCATGTCGCCTGCATCAAACTGATTAACGTCTGTTGGTGTTAGCAACATGCCCAGACTGTCAATAACAAACAACACCTTGGGGCGGTCGCCGTCTGGCAGTGCTTTGTAGTCGCTCATAAAAGTACTGATAGTTTTGGCAACATCATCAATCATGGCCATACTCAACTTGAGTAGCTTGCTATCGTTAGTGTCAACACCAAGTGCTTTGAGCCAATTCTCGTCAAGAGCGTTTTCACTGTCAATCAATACCACAAAGATACCTTGCTCTTGTGCATTCTTGATAATGTTGCCAGAACAAATGTACGATTTGCCTGCGCCAGAGTCTCCAGCAAATACTGTGACCTTGCCCAATGGGATACCACGATTCCAGTCTCCTGAGATCAAGTAGTTTAGTGCATAATTGCCTGTTGAGATCCAGTCTGTTGGATCATTAAAACCAATCGATAGGCCGTCGATTGATTTGGTAATTTCCTTACGAAATTTACTTACATCAAATGGTTTTCCCATATATCACCTGTTATAAAAATAGAGAACACAAGGGGTTGACCCTTGTGTTAGTGCAGAGATTACTGCTTGGTTTGACGTGCGCGGATCATGGCCAAGATGTCCTGGGCATTGCCGCTGGCGGCTGGTTTAGCAACAACTGGCGCAGTTGCTTCAGCTGGCTCATCTTCCCAGGCAGGAGTTTCTGCTGTTGGAGCAGGTGCTGCCTTTGCTACTGGAGTAGGAGTGGGTGCTGGGGCAGAAGTTTCTGCATCATTTGAGCTGCCTCCAGGTGCGTTAACGCCTGCTGGACGGAAGTATTGACCCCAACGCTCAGTGTCGTACGGCTGTCCATCTACACTTGCTTCAAACATTTCTTTGATGACTTTTAATTCAACATCACCAGGACGCTTGGGCAAGAATGTGCTCAAATCAAACAACCCATTTGCATCTACTGCGGCTTGTTCAACTTCAGTAAGAGCGGATTCTTTACGTGCCCACTTTGAAGTAGAGTAGTCAGCATAGCCACCTTTTGATGTCTTGCTGATACGGAAGTCCAGGCCACGCATCATGTCAGTTGGCAATTCTTCCAGTTCTGGATCCATCAAAGCGCCTTTGATAGTTGCAAACAACTGTGGGCCAATAATGAACTTACGGATTGGATTGTCTGGAGTTTTGTCGTCGGCGATTGGGTTTTCACGCACAAAGCCTTGGAAGATGTAACTGCGTTTCTTCCAGTACTTGCGACCCATGTCTTCAAGACTCTTGTCTTTGAACCAAGTGCGCACTTCTGCCAAGATGGGACAAGCATCGCCCCACATTTCCACACAAGGTACTTGTACCATGACTTGCTTAGATTCCATTTCCCCTTTGACGCCGTTGAAGGGTAACCGAATCATGGCTCTTTCTTGCCAGAAAAATGTGTTTTTGGTATTTCCATCGGGGAGGAAGCGTAGTGTAGCCGATTGGCCTTCTTCCATATTCCAGTGAGCGTAGATTGATTTATCGCCGCCGCCTTGCGAACCTTGTCCGCCTTTGTTGCCCTCTGCCGCTTGTAAACGTGCTCGGATGTCTGCTAATGATGCCATATTGTGTTGCCTTTCTTGTGCGTTAATATGATTGTTAATTTAAGATTTACTTAAATGCTGCCTACAAGGTTATTTTAACACAGCCTGTCTGTGTTTCCTACCTTTACGGTAGAGAATTTTGCCTATCTAGTTGATTACGGAAGTGTGCGCTACTACGCACACTTCTTTGTTTTATTTATGTTATCTGATTAAAGCTAGTGATTTTATTCTTGCCAAAACAGCATCGCCTTCACGAGACTCATACATACCGCCACCGCACTCCATCAAGCCGTGTTCTGGACAGTACTCACCTTCGGCTGTCATGTTGCAACTACCTTCAACTGTGGGTGCTTCGAATCCAGGCATGACTTCAAACGTGTTGATTACATCAGCTTCAGGCATGATCATTCCGCTGTTGCTCTCGTCAACTCCAAGATGCTGACCTAATTTGTCACTAACCCAATTATGCGGATCACCATCACGGGCCTTGGCAACACCATAAGGCATTTCGCCTTTGCTTGAGTAGTAATCAAACAACGCTTCATACAAGTCGCTATCAAGTTCACCACCTTGTTGGAACTGAGTAGTTTCAAATTTAAAACGGTCCAAAATGTGTTGCAATGTTTCGCCAGATTCGTCAAGTATAGATTCAACTACAGGTAACCCGGCTGCTTTACGCATCTGGTTGAGTTCTTCAGCAACTGGTGGTGCCGGTGTTTCTATAGGCGCCATTGGTGGCTGCTCAGCAGGAACTGGCGCAGGGGCAGCAGTTGGATCCTCAACAGGCGCTGTTTCTTCAGGTAAATCAATTCCAAGATCTTTAAGACGATTAATAACTTCGGTATCATTCCATGCATTTGCACGTGGGTCACGATCTGCTAGTTCATGCAAACGGTCAAACAAGATATCATCTCCCACAATATCATACAAGACTTCTGTTGCGTTAGTAGCATCAGGTCCCACAATAAGTTCTGTGGCCATCAACTCTTTGAGTTTGTTTAATTGTTCGGGTGTTTCTGGCAAGGTCCAGGTACCTTCAGAGATACTGTTGACCCATGATTCAAAAATGTCAGCTTCTTTCATTTGTTGTCCTTTTTGTTGTATACGTGCCAATAACGGCAGTGCAGCCTCGATGCGACTGTCAATTGTTTGTTCAATAAACAAAGTTTTGATATTGTCAACAATACCTTCTTGTTCATTAATTGTGGCTGGGTGCCACGACTCAAAATATCGGTTATACCCACGACTTGAGCCAAGATGCTTGAGATTTTCACGCAGGCTCTTGTAATACTGTTGGGCTTCTGTAATCAATTCCTGCGTTGATCCTTCAAGGATTCGAGTCGCGCTGGCGCGGTTAAATCGTCCCAGTACTGCAATCTCGTTAACCATTTCAGTGATATGATTGCCGCGAATATCGTACGGCTTGCCGCCTTGGCGCACATGTTCTAACATAGCTTTGCCGCCACTTAGATTACGAAATCCTAGTTTAAACACTTCTCCGTCGGCTGTTTCAACAAACAGTTTGGCAATATGACGATAACGTGCGTCATTTTCACCTAGAGTTTGACTATGAACAATTCGCAATCTTGCTTCAGTTGGCTGTCCAGCATAGCTGATGTTGCGAGTTCCGTAGTATCCCTCAAACAATCCTTCCTGGATAGCTGCCATACCTTGCATGGTGTGCTTGAGCTGATTGATGTCTTGTATAGTGTGAGTCCAGCGATTGCTTGTGGCTTTTTGATTTAGGTGTTGTATAAAATCAAAGAATTCTTGTTTGTCATCACCTTCCATGGTACGACCCAAATTATCACCGTACATGATTTTCATGTCGTTATCCACGTCCAACACAATTACCATTGTTCCGTAATTTTTCCCAGTGCCAGACTCATAGTCAAAGGTAAAGGTTTTTGCGTTCTCTGCTGTGGTAGGCTTGCCCATTTTGTCCAGCATTTCAGGGTGGAAATTGCGGGTAGCTAATAGATCAAGCATTTGCTGTGATAGTGTGTTTGTTGTTGACATGGTCTTATATTTAGCTTATGAATGAAATGAATGGGAACGGTTCAACTATGTTGTCTGAGTGGTCTTTTAAGTGAGAATCTAGGTCTGCATGATACGTCTGTAACAGCATTAGCATGCGAGTTGCTAACAATGTTGCCATTACTAGGTCGTCAGTTTCCCCAGGTTTTGCTTGATAACTACTGCCAATTGCCACAAAATTCTTGAGCTCAGATATCAAAGATTTTGAGTAAATTTTCATGCGGCCTGACTCAACCAAAATCTTTAACTTGTTACAAGCTACAATTTTACTCTTGTTGGTAGTGGTAAATCCCTTGCGTATTCTGCGGCCAGATGTGCCTTGTACTGAATTATCGCTCAAGAAATACCCCGGAATATTCTCTTCCCCGTACTCATTGATAGAAATTAAAGCTGCTTCTCCTAGTGTATTGTTTTCAACTGAGTAATAGATTGATTGCTCGTTCTTAACAGTTTCAAAAATTGTTTTAACAATTTCTGCCATGATTTTAACTTGCGTAGGCACGTCAGTTTTGTTATGACGCCATTCAGCCACTTGCTCTGTAGTCTCAGCTTCAAATACTTGTATAGCCGACGGATCTCCACCTGTGCCTAAACTGGGATCTAGCGCAATAATGTACATCTTGTCTTTTTCTACTCGTTTGTACCAGCGCACTTGCCCTGTTTTGCTAGTAGGCTCTACTCCCTCCAGATCCAGTAATTTAAGAGGTGATATAAGTGTTTCATCGTTAATAACGAATTCACAATCCATCTCTCGACGGAAACGTTCTTCCCCCAGTTGTGCTCGTTGTTCTCTTGCCCAAGCGTCATCACGATCAGGGTGCTCTTTCCAAAAACTACGGAATGCCTTAAAACCGTTAATGCCCAGACCATCTAATCTTGGATTGCCGTACTCGTCTTCAGTCTTGTTGGCTTGTTTCCAAATTAACGCAAACTGATCTTCGTCCGAGTTTGGGGTCGATGTAATAATAGCTTTACCACCAGTACTCAGCGTAGGTGTAATAGAAGTCCAAAATTCACTGGCAATAGTAGGTCTAACGAATGCAAACTCGTCTAGGTACAGAAGTGTAATACTCATACCACGACCAGTATTTTCAGTAGTAGTTTGACTAACAATACGACTACCATTATCAAACTCTATCGAGCCTTTGTTGTAGCTTGTGGCACCTGCTCTAATGTGATTGGGGCACAATTCATAAGCATAACGAATACGTTGCATAATTTCTTGTGCGCCCAAGAACTTGTGGGCCGCAACTAGAATAGTAGCATCAGGAACAAACATTGCATACCACAACAAGTAACCAGCAGCCGATGTTGATTTACCAGTTTGTCGAGGCATGAGTGATATTGAAAAACGATTGGTGTGATAGTTCTCAATCAGCCTACGTTGGTATTCAAACGGATGATACAACATTTTACCTTTTGTAGGATGTTGTATGTGAAAGAAATTATCCATGAAGTACATTGCACCCGTGACCGGGTCTGCACACTTCATGAACTCGTCAAGTTCTTGTTCAGTGTAGGTTTCTCGTCGGTGTGGTGCTTTTACAAGTACCGTGTCAAGTGTGCTTTTTGCGCCAATCATGTAGTATTATTCCTGCTAATCTTTTGTGCCCTTTAGGGCCGGCATGCATACGATCTCTAGCATACCCAACTTCTTCTCTAGACCAGGCCATATGATTATTTGCGTCATATATTTGACAAGGAGTGGTTAGCTCGTCACACAATGCTTTAACTGCCAATTTATTTTTCTTGTGATTTAATCTAGAGTTTTCATCATTGGTGTAATAGTGCTTAATGTAATTGTCAAAACCCAAGTGATTGTACGAAATCTCATTTGACGGAAAAAATACCTCTGCAGGCTGATCTGTTGAGTCTAACATCAGCTCCACGCGAGATTCTGGTGGCGTTAGCATAAACACCGCCTTGGGTTTCAGTTGTGGTATCCAGTATTCTGCCATTCTAAAGCAAGTATCGGCTGCGTTACCGCCCCAGGCCAAATTGTAAACTTTTAACCCCAGGGCCTTACCAACCAGTTCAGGCCAAGTACTTTCAACTGGAAGCCCAATACCAACTGTAAAACTACAGCCTAGTGCAACTATACAATCTTCCCCAGGAACAAATTCTGCACAACGAAAACCATAATTGTTCATTTTGTATGAGATTGCCCCTGGCTCAAGCCAACCGTGACTTCTGAAATATTCTAAAAACTCTTGTACTTCGCACAACTTTTTAAAATTTTCTTCTGAGTCTGTGGGCAAAAAATCTAAAGTTTTGTTAGCCCACGACACTCCAAAATGCCATGGAGGATTCTTATATATTCCCATTGATTTTCCTTTCACTGTTAGCATGTTATTGCCCTTGCTAGTTCTGACCATAAGTCTTGAAATTTTTTTGTTTTCTTCAACTTGTTTTCTATGTTGGCTGTCCACTCAAAAATATTCTGTGGTGTATAGTCTGTAGTATTAATGTACCCAGAGTCCTGTAACGTTAATCGGTAACGTTCCAATG